TTAACTACTTGTGCTTCTGCACTTTCACGTAATCTTTGTATTTCATCTCTTGCTGTTTGTATGATAGGACTTTCGTCTTTACGTACATCATCAATCTTACCTAGCATTACAAGTTCACGTTCTTTGAGTGCAGGTATCTGTACTTCACGTATATCTTTAACAACACCTGCTAAACGGAAACGTTCCATCTTAACAGTTTTAGTTGCTTCTGCACGTACTGTTGCTACTTCACCTTGTATTTGTGTAATTCTATCACGTTGTCCTTGTACCCATTTAGCAAGAGCTGTACGAGTATTGCCTCCAAACAATCCATCACTTGTTACACCGATGATTGCCTGTCCTGCTCTAACTTGTCCTTGCTCTGTTGATTGTAGTTGATTAGTTACACGAATAATTTCCTCTTCGAGTGCGGCTATTTGTGCTAGTAAAGGCTCAACACCACTGTTGTCAGTGTCTAAGTTTTCAATCTTTGCTTCGTACTCTTTAGCACTAGTTTCTAAACGTAAGATCTCTGCTGTAATACTTGTAAGTTGATCTTCGTATGGCTTTGTTCTATTGCCATCTGTTGCTCTTGCGTCTTCAATAATTTTATTCTGTTGATCAATAGCAGGTTTAATACGATCGTATGCTTTATCAATACGATCTTGTTCTTTGTCAATCTGTGATTGTATATTAGCATCAGCACCTGTACCACTTGTTTCTAATGCTTCAATTTTATCGTCAGCACGTTTAATAATTGCTTCGAGTCTACTAAGTTCGCTTTCAATTTGTTGTACTTGTGCAACACTTTCTTCGCCTGCACTTGTCTGTTCGATATGTGCTTTACTTAAGAAGCCAAAAATTCCCATGCTTGTAATAAACATGAGTACAAGTACGGCAGTGGCTAGATAATATTTTAACCACCAAGTGGCCTGTTTCCAATAACGGTGTAACCAAACAGCCGTGACTAATTTAGCAACTTCGAGTGTGCCTCCCATAATTATAATAGGAACAGCCGCAGCCGCGAAGATTGCCACAAGTCCTGCGACAGAATAATATATTGCAACGGCACTAATTGCTAATGCCGTTATCATTGTAAGAATGGCCATAAACATCGTATAGTATTTACCAGGTTTTACGTGCATAATTAAGTACCTTTTTTATTGAAATATCCACTTTTTGTTACTGTGGTTGTAACAGGCAGTCTCTTGCCATTGCTTTTGTTTTCCTCGGTAACGCATTGTATTGAACATGTAATGACATCCTGTTGCATCTATTTGTACTAGCTTAACAATACCAATACTGTTACCTGGAACTTCCCAAGTGCATTGTTGTCCAACTTCCATTTCACGTAATACAAATCCTACACATCGATCATATTCTTGTTGTGCAAGTCTTGGAACAGTGTAATAAGACTTTTTAAACTTGTTCATACCTAATGCAAACGCACCTGTATTTGGTTGGTACTGAGTAGCAACACTCATATTAGTTGTGTTGTTTGAACTACATGCACCTAGTGCAAGACTAATTAAAAGTGGGATAAGCAAACGCTTCATTTACTGGTCTCCAAGTTACATTACCGACATGGTCAGTAAACTTACAAAGTAATGTTTCACCTGACTTAGGGTTGTTACGGTTAGAGTTGATAGGACGACTGATTCTACAATCACTTGCTACACCAGAATCTTTCACAACGTGTTCAACTCTAGGTTTGTCTGTACATTCAGTTACGCCTTCACTTGAAACATTGTTACCCTGTGTATGTATTTTTGTTGTTTGGTAACAATATTGCTGATTGTCGTGATAAGCATATTGAGGTCCGGAGGAGCAGGCCGACAGTGCGGCCAGCACTCCAATTAGTGTTAACACCCTAAACATTTTAATTGCCGTCGGGTGTATTATTTTGTGCAATTACGTTTGCAGATTTTGCTTCAGCTAGTAACGCATCAAACACATCTTTACGCATACTAAGTTTTACGAAAGTAAAGTTCTTGCCTGCATACTTAAATGTACCTGTTTCACGTGATACATGCTCACGAATTGCTGTGTTGTCAACTTTGTAACTAATAATAGTATCTGTTTGTCTTTGTTCAGAACCATTGTTGTCTTGAAACTTTAATACCGTTTCTGAATTAACTTTACTATTAATACGTTTTGCAAAGTTATTCATTGCAATAGCGTACATTTGTTCTTCAGCGGCTTGTACAAAAATACTTTCACCTGCACCGCAAGAATAAGCATAATCTTCTTTCCACCAGAACCAGCCTTCGCTACCAGTTTCTGCACAACTTGCATACCATTTAGGTTGTGCATATGTGTCTCGTTCTGCGATTTCTACATATCCGCTTGAGCAAGCGCCTAGTAGTGATAGAGCACCAATCATGATGCCGGTCTTTATAATGCCTTTCATTTAAGCCTCCATAGCCTTGGTTGTTTGTTCATTATGTTTATATAATACTACACTTTAAGGTAGTAGTCAACCTGTTTTGGTAAACCTTTAGTTCCAACGATAAAAGATGTGTGTTGAAATTGATCCGACTAGTTGGATCTTACTTGCCCACTTAGGTGATACATAGTCAGCATGATAGTGTGTAGCACCTTCTGTGATACCTCGCATCTTCTCGTTATGTAAAATTTTATAGGCAACAATTTGAGCCATACGCCAAGCATCGTTATCTCTTACTGTATCAGCCTTGCCATCACAGTACCAACTGAATTGACACCTGTTCTTTTTTGGATAGTAGATACGTTCATCATCAGATAAGTTAGGATCTTGTTTTGTTTTCCAACTTTCTTTAATTGGTCCTTCTCGAACAACTTCACATATTGTGTTAGGATAACGAGTGTCTTGCACTCTGTTTAAAACTACATCAGCAACAGCATATTGTCCTGCTAATGGTTCTGACTTCGCTTCGAAGTAAATGTTTTGTGCTAGACAATAAAGTTCTGGATGATTGTCTGCTGTGTACAATTCTTCAAGTTGTGGCTTTTGAAATGTACTTGCTTGTGTTTGGGCGAAAGCGGTCGACACCGTCATAACAGCTATTGCCCAGTATATTATATGTTTCATAGTTTGCCTCATCGTATATTTAAGTTATAACAAAACAACATTTAGTATGTGTTTTTAGTTTCGACGCATCTGTGCAATTTCAGTTGCTTGTTTCTGTCCGGTCTTATCGTCATCGTCTGCGAACACTGGAACCAAATTACTTTTATGCATCATAGCAATACCAACAAGTTTCCGTTCGCCTGTGTACTGCATAGATTCTTTCTTGGTCGCAGGAGCAAAACTTTCCTTAGAAGATAAACTAGGAACGTGTTGTGTTTCACGTACCTTAGGACCGTCCCATGTCCATGGCTTGTTAGATGTTGTTTTCTTAGGTTTGAAATTTCCACTTACATATTCTACGTACTCGTCAAACGTCATCACATTACTGTGTGCGTGTATACGTTTCATATATTTGTTGTGTTCTCGATGATCTTTTTGTAGCTTCTCTAGTCTACCGGCTGTCATCTTAGTTGCCTTGCGTTTTTTGGTATTGAGCGTGGTCATACCACGTACTAAACTCATTGTCATACTATTGCGCCTTTCGTTTGCCTATTACTTGTATATAATAGCACGCCTAGGCGCAAAAGTCAAGTTATTTTGGTAACTTAATTACGCAAATGCTCTTCTTTGCATAATTTTGTATGTAGCTTCTGGTCTACCCACTGAATCGTGTGAGTTAGTTTCAACTACTCTGATATCAAAACCAGCATCTCTTAGCTCAGTTAATCTAGCACCTGGAGACATAATGTCCAAGTTGTCAGTTAGATCTTCTGTAGTAAAAGATTTTCCGTTGCCCCAGTAATTTTCTAGGATTTGTTGATTTTGTGTACCTTCTTTAAAGAACTTAGTTCCTTTAGCTTTAGTTGTCATGTTTTTACTCCTTATTATTTTTTTTATTAAGTTTAACATAATTAAAACTAATATACAATAATAAAGCGCAAACGTCAACCTTTTTTGGTAAAAGACCTATTTTCCGCGTATTTTAGCGGTTTATTTACTCATTTTGGCAACAGCAGCATCGTATTCATCACGGGGAACAACGCCTTCACGTAGCAATTTTTCTCTATTTGCCATGTGTTTCATCTCAATTTCGTCCTTAGATCCACCAAAGTATGCTACAGCATGTCCCTCTTCAATAAGAATATCAGTGGCTCTTTTATCCTCAATAAGGAAGTCTCCGAGTATTCGTCCGAACTTACCCTTTTTATCTTCTCCGCTTCTATCAATTTCTGTCTTGAGCACTTGTATTGATCCAATTGGTAATAATTCTTTAAGACGGTCTTTTGATGCGAGTCCAAAGGTCTTCTCCACTTTATCTCTTGTTCTTGATTCTGGTGTATCTATGCCCATCATACGGACACGTTCTTTGTGCATCCAAACTCCAAACCCTAGATCTATATCTACGTCGACTGTATCACCGTCCACTACTCTTAATATTTTACATTTGTATTCGTACATGTTTTACTCTCCTTTACATTCTCCATGGTAAAATAGTCATTCCAATTAAATTGAAAACTAATTCTATTAATCCTATGGCAACTACAGCACGAACAACTTGGAACAGTAACCATTTCCATCCTGTTAGTGATGATTCTCTTTTGTCTAGCCATTTTCTGACTCTACTGTTTTCAGCTTTTTCTTGTAGTCCTGTTTTGTCTGAAATTTTTTGTGCGGCTTCTGCGGCCCACCAATTTGGTGTGAACCAATCTTTTACCATACTAGCATACTTGTGAAAAATTCTATACTGTTCTCTGTATACCCAAAGGAAATAGATTATACCAACAATTAACGAAGTCATCATAATTATATCTACAAAGTAGTAACAACTACTTGGTCCGTATTCTTCGTCACCGCCAAAGCAGGTTTCATGACCATAACCAAAGATTAAAATTAGTATCCAAGGTAACGCTAATCCAAACCATGCTAGTGCGTGTTTCATCTTTTACCCAATATGTCTTTCATAACATTACTTGCTGTCTTTGTAAAAAACCTAGGTGCAATACTGTGTATTAGTAAAGCAGGCACTAATAGTTGTAATCTTGCCGCCGTAATTAGTGCATGCTTCATATGTTGTAAAGGTGTTTCGCCTACTTCTTTTAAATGGAGTTTACATTGTTTACTTAACATTGTCGCCAACCATATCAAATAGTGCAGGACCAAATGTGCTACCTGCCCAACCTAATGCTACAATAGTAACTACTCCTAGTACTAACCATTTCATTTTAAAATCGTCTACTACCATTTTAAGTCCAATTAGTTCGTTACCTAATACACGAACGCTTACTTCTAGTTTACCTTGATCATCGGGTTGGTTTGCCATTTTATTTTCCTTGTCCTTTGTACTTCTTGTAAGAACGCTTCTTACCTTTATTCATAGAACTAAACTTTGTTCTACTGTGATTATTTCCTATACTTGTTTTCTTTGGTTGTGTTTCATGTGCTACGAAAAATTTGTGTAATTTCATAACCCTCCTTGGTTATGTATGTATTTATTGATTTATTTCTTTTTTAGGAGGGTATTAAAGTGGTGTAGACGCTGTCGAAGCATCTCTTGTGCCATAGGATCAGATTCTTTGCGTAGTTGTTCAATGATTTGTTTGCATATATCCGAAGGATTTTTTCTTTTATTTTTATTATGTTTCATGAAGTGTACCCTATTTATTGATAAAAAAAGGCCGCACTAAGCGACCCTTTTTAAAATTAGTTCTAAGACTGCTTTAAAATTTAAAGCTGATTCCTGCCATTGGAGACCAATCTTTTGAATCAGTGTCATAGTCAACACCTGCTGATAGCTCTGTGCCATTCCATGCAACAACATACTCACCACCAATGTGCTGTAGTTTGTTAGTGTCATCACCGTTAACATATGCTGTAATTCCGTTTGATGCTAATGAACCTTCGTACGCCATTTTTGATGCGTCTGTGTCATATGTCATCATTCCGCCTGCTGTTAATCCAACTAAGTCTACGCCTGTTAGAGCTCCACCTAATACTGTGTTTTCAGTTGTGCGATTGTAGTCAGCACTTGCTGTTAACGAACCAACACCTGCATCTAATGTGTATGCACCTTGTAGGTTACTTACTTCAGATACATCAGTTGTCCAGTCTGTTAAACCTACGACTACACTTGCGCCACCCATTGTTACTTGTAATGACTCAGTCATTGTTGGTACGTTTAGTGTTCCGTCTGCTGTTGTGTTTGCATTTGTTTCTGGTAATAGTCCATTGCTATCGCCAAATGCTAATGCTACTGCACCTGCTGTTGTTCCAACAGTCCAAGTGTCTAATTTTAGTGAATCGCCGTCTGTTGCTTTGAAATCCAAATCAACTGTTGCAACATCACCTGCATCAATATCCAGTTCGACACCCATTGTGCCTGCTGTTTTATTTGCTGCTGTCTCTGCAAAATCAAGTGACACCGCACCTGAAATTATCGGAGTTGGCGCCAATACCGCTGTATCTTCTGCGGTTGCTAAAGTCGCTGATGAAAGCGCCAGAGTCGCCATTGCGACTGTGATTAAAGTCTTTTTCATTTTATTCCTCTTTTATGTGAAGTGTAGTTCTCTCTTTGTCTACATTTAATAGTTATCTAATCAAATAGATAGTGTTTGTGTTTTTGGCACAATTTATTTATTATCTAATACAATTAGTTAAAGCACAACTTTTCTGTTGCCAGGTAAGTTGCCAACCCCTACATACCTAATTTAGGCTGCTAATGCCATTTCTGGCGCTATATTTGCGTTTGCAATTATAAGTTTTCTTCGCGATAACCGTGCTTAGATCCGGGCAACTCCACTCTTCTACTAATCCGCCTGTCGATCCTAGTTCAGCCCCATCATAAAAACATTCAGCAAATGTGCTTATGGTGGAGCTGTCCGGTACTGCCCCGGAGTCCAGCTCGTCGTTTGAATTGCTTCAACGTTACAGTACTATTTATACAGTCACTTTACCTAAATGTCAAGAACTTTTTTTAAATTGTCCAACTTTTTAATTGTTCTTTAGTAGGTTTCATATCTGGAAGTTTTTCTACTTTCCCACCTTTGTCTAAGAACGCTTTCATTTTCTCATCAAGCTCTTTTTGTTTTTCTTGCGGAGTCTTTTCTATTTCGCCTGCTTTATAGGGTCTATTGATTCCTGAAAACTTTGGCATAAATTTGTAGTCCTTTCTATATTAAAATATAAGACTATTTATAGCGTATTAATGTAAGTTTGTCAACCTAAAATTAGATCCATAGCAAACTTTTTATCGCTTAGATCTTCAGATGCTTTATCTTTTTCTTCGCCATCTGGTCTAATAGGCTCTAACCAAGTGTCTGCTATATAAGCTCTAGGACTAGGACCAAACTGTATATTCAAATCCTCTGCTTCAATCCACCAATAATTATCTGTAATTGGAGCCATACAGTTCATGCCTCTAAATGTAAATAACGAACCTTTTTCGAATCTTCCTATAAGTTCTGCTACTTTTACAATGCGTCCTATATTTTCTTGTCGAACACTCATTTTGATTACGGCTACATCGCCTTGTTTACACTTCATTTTTCTCTTTTTCATATTTTAATATTAATGCTGACAAATGATCTGATTTTTTTAACCATCCATGTTCGTTTACTACAAACACATCCCCTGGTTTATACAAGTAGTGATCCTTGTGTGTGCCATCTTGTGCAATACCCATTACTTCGCCTTCCCAGTCTCCTTTGACTTTAAAGCCTTTACCTCCTGGAATACTATCTATTGTATAATCTACCCACATCATAATGAAGTCTCCTTAATCTATTCTAAGTATTTACTAGATGCATAAGTAATATTATGATATTTTGGATAGGATTTACAGTAATGGTTCTAAACGAAGGATTTGTTATCATGCGACATGTGCATCCATGGTTTGCAAACAAACGCCAAGAACTTATCGACCGTTTAGGTGATAAATGGAAAAAGATACACGGATTCTTAGACTATACATGGATAGGTGGCGTCACGCTAGGAATAATATTAGACTTTGCTAATTGGAAACTTTATGCAACAGTTTTAGGTGGTTTCTGGGGATTTGTTGCTGTAACAGTATATTTGCCGTTACTAATCAAAAAATTAAAAAAATAAGGTTTTAGCATTTCCTGCTATGATCATAAAACATGTAACAATGTGTAGTATGATCCAAAAGGTGCGAAAAGCCAAAGCCTTCCTTACATCTGATTGTGTAATTGGAAGAAACTCTGGCTTATCGTTGTCGTCAATACCAACTGGCATACCAACAGTCCTAGCCCATAATTTAAGCCAGCGCCGTTGTCCGCTCATTACATTGCGTTCTTTTTGTCTTGAATTTCTGCTCTACGTGATTTTGTTAGTTTACCTAAGTCACCTAGTGCTTTTCTTGCTCTTGCAGCTGCAGCTTTTACGCTCTTATCTTCGAATGTCTCTGATTCTGCTAGATAATTGTTAAAAGCCTGTACTATTTCTTCATGTATTGTCATGTTATTCTCCTTGTGAATTTAAATTATAACAGGTTTGTTGTTATTTGTCAACCTTTTTAATCACCAACGTAGACATCATCGCTACCTGTTGAAGCTTCTCCACAATTTGAAGCCTTATCACCTGCATTGCATACAGCAATCCCGCCGATAAACACTGCGTTTGATCCGGCAATGATAGTTTGTGGAGTGTGAGGTGGTGGTCCGTGACCTGCAACTCCGTCACCGTCTACAATAACTTTTTCTTTGTTTGCAAACACTGTAGACTGACTTGGTTGTAAGTCTCCACCAGCGGCGTCATTGTCTCTACTAATGCCTGGCATTAGCCGTGTCCTGTACCATTGTAATTTGTATCTTCTATGTAACTTACCATTTGTTCGTATCCGCCAACTTTGTTTCCGCCAACAATAATCTGCGGGAACGTTCTTGCTGTTGGGAATTCTTCGAATACTTGTTCTCTAGTAAAGTCTTTACCTAGTTCTTTGTATTCGTATTTCAGTTGTCTTGATTCGCATAATGCTTTTGCCTTCATACAACTTGGGCATGCAGGTTTTCCCCATATGGTTATCATAAACTAAATCCTTTCAATGAATCCTTGTCTACGTCTTGTTTGATTCCGCCAATAATATATGACTCTACTTCTGTCTCTTGTGGAGCAACTTGTAGTCCTGATGAACTCAACCAATGCTGTGTCCAAGGAAGTGGGTTAGTGTTTACAGGCTGATCGAAAATTGCTTGCATACCTAGCGCCTTTAACCTACGGTTTGCAATATACTCAACATATTGATTTAAAAGTGCTGCATTCAAACCAATCATTGAACCATCTTTAAATAAGTATTCTGCCCAATCTTTTTCTTCTGCTACACACTCACGCCATAAGTCGTATACATCTTCTTGACACTCTTTTGCAATACTTGCCATTTCTGGATCGTCTTTGCCTTGTGACCAAATTTTCAATATGTGTGTGCTAAGTGCTAAGTGTTGTGCTTCGTCACGAGCAATTAATGAAATAATCTTTGCAGAGCCTTCCATTAATTTAAGTTCGCCAAAACCAAATGTACATGCAAAACTTACATAAAAACGCAAGCCTTCTAGGATGTTAACAGTTTGCATTGCAAGATACAATTTCTTTTTAACATCTCGCATGTTTCCTTTTTTGCGATGTATAAAAGCATCTGCCGCTTCTGTAAATGCGTCATAGTGTTTTGTTACACTTGTTGCTCTAGCAATAATCTTTTCGTCATCGAGAATAGTATCAAACACTTCTGCAGGATCAGCATATACGTTTTTCATAATGTGTGTATAGCTACGTGAATGGATTGTTTCAAAGAAGTCCCAAGTAACAATACATCCTTCTAGTTCAGGCAATGAAACATGCGGCAAAAATGCTAGGCATGGACCACGTCCTTGGACACTGTCAAGTAGTGTTTGGTATTTTAGATTAGCAGTAAAAATATGTTTCTGCTCTGGTCTAAAATTAGCAAAGTCAGCTCTATCTTTTTGTAGACTTACTTCTTCAGGTCTCCAAAAATATCCAAGCATTGTTTGGTTAAGTTTGTCAAACACAGGAAATTTGAATACATCATATCTCTGTGTGTTTTGATCTGCTCCGAAGAACATATTTTGTTTTGTGAAGTCTACTTTGTCTTTGTTAAAAACTGTCTTTGCCATGTGTCTTTTCCTTACTATGTCTACTATATAATACTATAGTTATTTGTCTGTGTCAACAATTAAATTGCACAACTATCGCAATATTCTTCATACTCGTCGTCAGTACCGTTAAACTCAGTACGTTCTACGGGTGACTCTTTTACGTTGTCGTGCCAGCCTACGTTATGTGTAGGTTCATCAATTGCAGCTTCACTTGGATCAGTTTTATAATCATAAGTGTTTTGGTAGTAACTAGTTTTCCATCCCATTTTATAAGTGGTCAATAAATCTTGAATCATTTGACTCATTGGCACTTCATTGTTTTCGTAATGAGTTGGATTGTAACTCCAGTTACCACTGATAGCTTGGTCGAAAAACTTCTGCATAACAGCCACAGTATTTATATATCCTGTGTTGTTTGGCATCTCCCATAACAAAGTGTAGTGGGTCTTTAGTGTTTGATACTGTGGAACAATCTGCTTAAGAGGCCCTTTTTTGCTTTTCTTAACGGACAAGTAACCTCTAGGAGGTTCGATTCCGTTGGTAGCGTTCGACACAACGGAACTGCTCTCTGAAGGCATTTGTGCGGACAATGTGCTGTGCCGTAGTCCGTGTTTCCTAATCTGTACTCGTAAAGCCTCCCAATCATAGTTTAGCTTGTTCTCCACAATAGTATCAACATCTGTTTTATATGTATCAATAGGTAAGATGCCGTCTGAGTATTTAGTACGGTCAAAGTACTCACATGCTCCACGCTCTTGTGCTAGTGTGTTAGATGCTTTTAACAAATAGTATTGAAATGCTTCACTAAGATCATGTACTAGTTTCCATGCTTTAGGATCTGCATAGTTTACTTTGTTTTTTGCTAGATAGTGTGCAAGTCCAATGTACCCTACACCCAGTGAACGTCTTGCCTTTGTTGATTTTTCTGCCGCTTTGATTGGATATTTCTGATAATCAATAATTTCTTCCAATGCTCTTACAGCTAATTCACACAATTCATCTAAGTCGTCTACCGATTTAATTGTTCCTACATTGATAGCACTAAGAATACACAATGCAATCTCACCTTCGTCATCATCAATATGATTAAGCGGCTTAGTTGGTAGTGTAATTTCTTGACACAAGTTACTCATATACACTGTGTCTTTAAAAGAACTGTGTGTATTACAATGATCAACGTTCATAATATAGATACGTCCTGTTTCAGCACGTTCTTTAATTAATGCTGAAAATAGTTCCATTGCTGGTACCACTTTCTTTTTAATACTATAAGCACGTTCGTACTTTTCGTAAAGCTCTTGGAATACTTCTGGATCACCAAAGTATGCATCATATAAACCTGGCACATCGTGTGGCGAGAAAAGAGTTATGTCTCCTCCGGATAACAATCTTTCATACATTGTTTTGTTAAGTTGGATCGAATAATCTAGTTTACGTACACGATTGTCTTCTGTGCCTTTGTTGTTTTTAAGCACAAGGATGTCTTCAATCTCTTGATGCCAAAACGGGAAGTGTGTTGTAGCTGATCCGCCACGTACACCATTTTGTGTACAACAACGTACTGTGCTTTCAAATTTCTTTAGGAACGGGACAATACCTGTGTGTGCTACTTCACCGCCTCTAATCTTAGAGTTTACTCCGCGGATTCTTCCTGCGTTGATTCCAATGCCTGCCCTTTGCGCCGTATAACGTCCAATAGACATATCGCTGGCAAAGATGCTATCAAGGGTATCGTCAGAGTCAACAAGAACGCAACTTGCAAACTGCCTGACAGGGGTCCTGACTCCAGCCATGACTGGCGTTGGGATATTGATTTTAAATAATGAGGTCGCATCGTAGTATCTCCTTACATAATACATTCTATCTTCTTTAGGATAATTTGCAAATAGCGTTGCCGCAATCATCATGTACATGAACTGAGGAGTTTCAAATATTTCGTCTGATGAACGATCCTGAACTAGATATTTGTCAACTACTTGACGTAGTCCTGCATAGGTAAAGTTTTCGTCACGCTTATGTTTAATATATGAGTTAAGTGTTGCTAGTTCTTCTTTAGTATACATTTGTAATATACTAGGATCATATACACCACGCTCGATATTTTTTTCTATCATATCTAAAAAACTAATTGCATTAAACTCGCCGAACACTTGCTTGTTTAAAGTATATGCTAATAATCTTGCAGCCGCATATTGGTAATTAGGAGCATCTAAATTAATTAAATCGTTTGCACTACGGATAAGAACTTCTTGAATTTCTTGTGTACTCATACCATCATAAAACTGTATATTGGCATTCATTTCGATTTGACTTGCACTAACTCCTGCTAATCCTTCACAGGCATGCATCACTACTTTATGTATTTTATCGATGTTTAAGTGTTCTTTTGAACCATCACGTTTGATGATCATTGTTCCGTTTGACATATTTTCATTCCTCTTCGTTCTCTATTAGTTTCATATTTATTGTAGTTTGGGCATGCTGTATTTCTTCTTGACTTCAAACTGATCTGGCGGTAGTTTAGCATAATTTCTCACGCCGATCGGATAACTGATTAATAATTTATCTATGTAAAGTAAGTAATTAAACATAGAATTCTTTTTGTCTATAACGATATGTATCTCAAAATTTGACTCAGAAAAACGGTCTGTTAACTGTAAAGAATAACACATACCTAGTACGATACAGAACTCACAGTATTGATTCTCCTGTACAAGTTCCCACGGTGTTGGCCAGACAGTTTCGTCCCATGGATCAGTATGAATACTAACTATAGGAGATTGACTGTAAAAGTCAAAAACATCTTGCATTGGGTTATTTGATGTTTCTAAAGATTTTCTAAACTCGGACCAGGCTCGAAGGCGTTGATCGTTATTTTTATCGAACATTATTCACCTGTAGCATCAATGTTTGTTTTTGATAATGTCACCTTGAATTCTATTTGCGATAAATCATCGCTAGGCATATTGCTACCTATGTTTACATCTATTGTTTCGTCGAGTGTATCAGCATCAGCATCTTGTATAAGGACGTTAAAAGATATATCATCTTCATATGCTTGTACTCCAGTATAGTTATGACTGTCGTGTAATGTTGCTGTTTTGTCTTTACCGTTCACGTTTATAGTAAGTATTCCTGTTCTATAAGCTGAATAATTTCTACTTGCTATTTGATAGTGTATATCAAAACGCTGACTAGCCACATCAGTTTCTGCCGGAAGTCTAAATCTTTTCTGATGTATGATACCGCTATCATCTGTGCCTGTTCGTGAAATTGTATTTAATATATGTGTTTCACCAAATACAATATCGGCTGGGCCTTCTACTTCTGGAAGGTATGCTACACTGTCCCAATATGAAGGATCATATGATAATACTGATGTTCTACTAAAAGTATCATGGTCACTTGAGTTTCCTGGCTGTTCAAATTTAACAACACTTACAGCCGGAAAGTGATCAGCACTTCCGTCGTTACCACACAAAGTAAACATATTATTTGATAGGTAATTCTTTGTACCAAATTTTGCCCAAATTGCATGCTTGTTTATATTTTCAAAACTGTTATGCATAATTGTATTTTCATATGGGCCTGTTTGCTTACCACTGTTTGCTGTTAAATCTACTGTTAACAATCCAGAACCAAAAGCAATTCCATATGCACAATTACTAAAGTTAACGTCTTTAATATGATTGTTGTTTGTATCCCAATCACTTGACATTCCGTATTCAAATCCTTGAATATCACAATCGTAAAACTTAATACGTTTTGTTTCAACTGTACCGTTTAGACTGTTCATTTCTATTCCTATAGAACCTGCATCAGCTGCATCGCCTGTTATCCACGGACCTTTAACTTTTACATCTTTAAATATACTATCTTTACAGCTATCTAAAACTATGGCTTTGTTTATTACAGTTGTTTCTAATGTTATACCTTCAATGTGAATATTTGTTGCTTGGTTTAACGTTGTACTAGTTGCATCACTTGCTGGTGTTCCTACTGTACTAGTGCTGTTTACAGTTTTAAATAATGGCTTATTAGTTGTTGCTGATCTAATTACTGTTTTGTCACTACCGTCACCGATAATAGTTGCATATGGAGGAATATAAATTGTATCGTCAATTACATACTCACCAGCTGTAAGGTATAATTTTACTCTACTTCCAATTGAACCTTTGATTGCATCACTAAGATAGAGTTGGTCAATAGCTGTTTGTAATTTAACTGTTGCTACTTGTGTAGTTTCACCTGTTAGTCCAAAAGCCTTACCGTTTACTGTATCATCTAAGCGATCTTGTAATGATCTTGTTACTGGTGTACCACCTGGGCCGCCTGTGTCCATCCATGCATCATCTGCTCTGTATGTATATGTATCAGCTAGATCAAATATATTATCGTATTGTGTTAAAACTTTTGTATTACCTACAGCTGGCGCTCCTTCACTAACAGCACCGTTACCTATAAATAATTCCCTTGCATCAACAGCCCAACCTAACTCACCTGAAGCAAGTTGAGGTATGCCGCTACCTGCGTTTTTTTGTCCTCTACGGACTTGTATTCTTGATATCTGAACTACAGCCATTTCATTCTCCTGTTATACATATTTATCCGTGTTTCTCATAATATGCATACACTCTTTCATACCATTCATGTTTCCATTCATCGTATTCATGCGGCCATAAGTCAAATTGCTGATAGGTCTCGCCCCCTAATATCATACTGTCATCACCGCGACTACACATAAACACATGTCCTTCACGTATATCTGTACCAAATACAGCATTGTGTGCTTCTGCGTATGCAACCATTTGTAAGTAATAATCAACTACCCACTCTTGTTTCTTGGGCTTATTAGTTTGTTTAAAATCCATAATAGCAGGGTTACCTTTAAATGTTCCTACTAGATCGGTTGTGCCTGCATACAGTTGCGGCACATAAAGTTGTACTTCGCTACCCCATATATTGTCTACATGCACCATTGCTTCATCACGTATTACTTCAGCCATGCGGTGTGCTTTTTTAGCAAATGGATTACTGCCTGGAGTTGGCCATTCGCCAAACTCTACATAGTCTTCAAGGTACTTGTGCATCCGTGTGCCTACGCCTGCGGCTTCGGTTGTAATTTCTCTTGCTTTTTGTTCTCCTACTCGTTTGCGCCAAGCAATAAGATGTGTTTTATCTTTAGTAGCATCTAAGATTGTGGTAACACTTGCAACAGCATGTCCATCGGGTGTAAGATACTTACGTTTACCGTCTACTTCTTTTCGTGATATAGGTTTATAGTCGAACTTATTTTGTATCAGTGTTGTCATGTGTTTCCTGTTTAAAATCTATAATAAGACATCGTCGTGTTGATGTTGTTGGGTATGCACCGTGTTGAATAGCCCCTTCCATTACAAGGAATTTTCCTGCCCAATAAGGACACACTTGTACAATTTGTTCACCGTCTGGTTCAGAAAAAACTGCATAGAATGCTCCGTCACTTGTGTTTTCATTTTCATTTGTATCAAAATATATTACAGTGCTTATAATATTATACCTATATGCATGGCTATGTAAGGCTTGCCATCCACCCGGATTATATGTAATAGTCCAAGCCTTGTCAAGCTCACCTGCTATAATAGGTGATTCTTGTTCTGTTAATAATTCGTTTGTGCGTTTACGTACAAGATCAGCTACACTAGCAATATCTTCGTTTTTATAATAGTGTTGTATACCGTTGTTTGTTGCTGTAGTAAATCCATTACGGTTATCTTCTAATCCGTCAAAAAGATACTCTAACTTTTCATGACCTGGAAAGTCAGATTCAATAATCCATTGTTGAAAGTTAAATGCACTTAGTAGTCTTGTCAAAGTATTGTTCTCCTATTGTTATTATTATAACACAATATAGAGATAAGTCAAGAGTTTTTTTAAAGTTTATTGCCTAAGTCTGTTGCTGACTTGGCCATGCTTGATACAGCATTTGGATCAGCTTCTCCGTTGGCTACCGGACTGTCTGATGGTGTTTCTTTTGTTTTAGGTTCGACGCCTTTTTCACTAAAGTTTGCTATCATCGACTTAACTCTATTATCAGTGTCGTAAGCAGCTTTAAATGTCTCATAATCAAACTGTTCGCCGCCTACATTTTGCATAATTTTGTTTAAGTCTAAATTACGTGCATCAGTTCGTATATCGTTTGGAAGTGGCGTGTCAAAATGTAAGAACAGTTTGTCACCGTTCTGATCAGCTTGTCCAATAAGTGTTCTTAGAACATGAACAAGTTTAGGAGAAGCTGTAAGTCCAACTTCTTCACCTGCTTCATTGATAATGTCGGACATCAACATTGTTGTATCCTTAGTTTCTGCTTGAAAGGATTGTGCCTAATCTACGTGAACGTTGAATTGACTCACGCTTTGCTCTGCCTGCTTCGTCGTCGCCACCTATTGCCGCTTCAGCTGCTGCAAAATCATCATCAGCTGCTGCATCCATATCGTCAGTTGGTTCCATTGCTGGCTCTTCTGCATCTAAAGCTGGCTCGTCACCCATAGCATCCATTGGCTCTGCTTCACCTGTTAGCATACCAACACCTTGTGTTAATGCAACTCTAGTTCCTTCCATTGCTGTGTACAATGATTCTAGTGCAGGCTTAACTGTGTTTGTAAATGCTTCACTTTGTTGTGCGCCCATTTCGTCTCTGATAGCATCAGCTAGTTCTAGCATTGATTCACTTTGCATTTCTGCTGTGTCTTCCATCCAACCAGTTAATCTATCAACCATATCTTTAGAAGCCATTACTATTTCTGCTTTATCTTCTTCACCTTCAATTAGTTTAGTAAAATAATTGTTGATGATGTCTTTACCTTCGTCTATGTGTTTTGATTCTTTCATGTAGTCTGACTCCTTAACCCAGCAATCCTGTGTAGGATCATTACAATCGTTTTTGCAATCTGTTGTTGGCTTACCAAATGTATCGCCACACTCTTTACATACTGCTTTCACTGCACCTTCTTTAACTACAGCTTCATTCTTCTTTTTTAAGAACGCTGGCTTGTCGTCTGACTTATCATCAGGTGTACCATTGTCGTCCATTGGCATCTTGCCGTCTTTTGGTTTTTTCGCTTTATCTTCTTTGTCGGCTGATTTACCTTTTTTCTTGTCTTGATATGCTTTAAGACCTGCAGGCACTTCACCTTCGTCAATATCAGCTCTTTCACTAATCGCTGCATTAAGAACGTCTAGGAAGAGTTTGTTCTTACTGTAGGTTTTGTTCTGTGATAAGCCTGAAAAACTTTCGTTAGTTTCAATATCACTAAGTTTTGTTCTTAGTTTGTTTCTAGCATCTTGAAGTTGTTCAAGTGTAAACGAATCAACGTTTATCTTTGTACCATATTTTTTGGCCATTGTTTCATTCAGTGTTTTTGAGTTCACTGGTTTGTTAATATCTCTAATTTGCATATCTACTCTTCCCTAGCATAAATGTTGTTATAGTTATTTATCACAGTTAATTAAATATCATGCAGTCAAGATGACGCTTTGCGTCTTCTGTACGTATTTTTGCTATATCTAGGCGTGTTTCTGTGACTTCTTTCTTCATTTCGTCTTTAGTTGTTCGCAAAGTATGCGAATAAAACAATGCATCTGAGAAGTTTTTCTCAATTACTTTATCTAAGTCTATTGCATTTGCTGTAACATTATGCCCTTTAGCTAGATTTTTTGCTATTGCTACTGCCGCTGTCTTACTAAATGTAGTTGCTATATGATCTTTTGTTTTTAAATTGTGTATATGAAACCCTTTTTTGTTCTCACGAATAACTAAGCTACCAATACGGATACTATTACCCTTAGCATATGGAAACATGCTTGGGTCTAAGTTTTCTTCTATTAGTTTTTTAAGTTCTTCTACTAAGTTAGAGTTCATTTTTAGCAACCATTATACCTTCTTTGGATTGTATTTTACTTACCAAACTCTTGCGTATAAGGTTGTTTATAATGACTTGCTGTCGTTCGTTAAAACTTCCGAACGGAACCATACCTTCGAGCTGGGTTAATTCTTGCTGTTCTTCATTAGTTGTATAGATATCAAAGCTACCTATAAGTTCATTTAATTTCATTTTAGTGTGGCCAGTTGCTGTTGTAATGCTTTCTTTTGATCATCTAAAGATTTAATTTGGCCCTGTAATGCTGTTCTTTGCTGAACGATTGTTTTCTTTCTTTCAGCTTCTGCTTTTGCTGGATCGGTAGGTGCTTGTCCTGCCGGCATAGGATCTTGTGTCGGAGCTGCACCTTGTCCTTGTGGTGCTGTTGCTGTTGGCGCCGGAGTTGCATTTGATCCTTGTGGTGCTGTTGCACCTGGTGCTGTTGCTGTTGGCGCTGTAGCTTGTTCTATTTCAAAAATCTTCATACTCTTGACCTCTTTCTTGGTTTATTTAACTTCTTAATTCTTTTTGAACCTGGTGCTGATCTTTTTGTAATTTTAGTTTTAGCAGCTACTAAGCCTCCTTTAGCTGTACGTGTCTTCTTTAATGTATTACTTGCTTTTACATTTAACGGTGCGTTACATGCAGATGGACTAGCTCGAACTTGTCCTTTGCGTGGCCCGTATGTACATCTAAACTTAAGACTTGGACTTTTACCTGGGCGTCTTTGATACGCTCTTGATGTTATTTCAAGCACATTCATTTTCTTCTATTCATTCCCTTGGCTAATCTAATACTTGCTGGGTTTGTACGCTTGGTACGTTTTGATACTCTTGCCATTTTAGCAGATAATCTAGCTCTAGTACGCTTCATTACAGCTCGTTTTTTAACATCCATTGGTGCAAAACATGCACTAGGAGTAGCTACAATTCTATTTTTACGTTGGCCGCCCATGCAACGGTACTTACGCACTAAAGACTTGCCTTTGCGAGCCCAAATTTGTTTTTCGTCGAGGGGTGATGTGAGTTCTCTTAATAACATATAGTTATTTATACGTTTATTGTAATGAAATTAACAGAACGACTATTGTAGATAATAATCCAGCTACTATTGTGCCTGCGGCACCAATAATAACTTTGGTCATTGATTTTTGACCTGCTGTAATATCACGGTGAATATGTTCTACTTTAGACTCTATGTTTACCATACGAGTTTCAAGATTCTTGTAACGCTGTTCACATAAGTCAACATGCGCTTCTAGGTTCTCTTTTTCTAAATTAGTTGTAGACATTTAGTTATTCTCCGTTGTAATTATTTATCGATTATTTCAAATAAAATGTTCTTATCAGTTACATGTTTTGTAGAAAAAATGTTATTAGTATTAGCTGCTGTTTCTTCAAGGTTTACTATTACAGGTACAAGATCAAAATCATTAATCATCATATCCAAAGTTAATGCGCCTTCGTATGTATTTTCAAATTCAAATGTCCATACTCTTTGTTTGCCCTTAATAGCACTGCCAAACTTGTATTCAAGTTTATCAACATCAATCACAGACTGTGTACAACCTAAAGGTTCAACATTAACACGTAGCCCTATGGTTTGAAACATAGTATTAAAGTTTGCTTGTTGATTTTCTTTTTTCTTGTCTTCACCGCGACGAGCATTTGTTTGTGTTATGTCGACTACAGTTGTTAATTTAAATAGCATACACTTACTTATAGTCATAAAAAAAGGCCCACTTAAAAAGTGAGCCTTTAATGTTAAGTTACAGTTAAGCTATTAAGCTACTGCGAAACTTGTTGCTGCTGCTACAGTTGTATCTGTACCAATGCCGTCTAGTTGTACTAAACGTGCTTTGATTGAAGCTGCATCGCCGTGATGTGCGTCCATGATCACACTCATTACGCCTGTTGCGTCATTGATAGCATGTGCCATTAATGGATTTAATTCTCTAAGAATTAAGTCATAAGTTGAACCATGTGCTGCGTCTACTGCACGTAGATCTACTGGAGCATCATCTGTTCCGTCTGAATCACTGTCTAAACTGATTAAAAATCCGTTTATTTGTGCTGTTTTTTCTAAAGTACCGACTGCATTATCGCCGCCGTTTACTGGTGTTACGTCATAAGTTGCCATTTTATTTCTCCTGTTATCATTAAATGGACCAGCACCCTCTGTGCTGTTCTTGTATATGTATTTAGTCTCTTAGGAAAAAAACCTAGTCTTTGGTGCTTTTTTGGGCTCTTTTGTGTAATACACGCAATTGATTAATAAATGCAGGGCCTGCACGTACAATATCATGTACCATTTTTATAATAGGAAAATAAGCTGTAATAAAATTACTAGGCACACTTGCGCCTCTACTAGCCAATTGCACAACTCTTTGTGCTTGCATTAGATTCTTTGTTCCAACTAAAAATCTATAGTTTATCAAGTCTTTTGATTCTAATGGCATATCTGGTAAACTAACAGTTGGTTCGTTGTCTTTGACCAATCCTGTTTCAAAGTTACCTTCAACAGCTAATTTTTCTAAGTCGTCTATTATGTCACTTGATCTTAATTTAGCTCTAGTTGCATACAATAACCTTGTAACATTTTTCTTTTTGTCAAGAGCTGTTAAACTATCAAAGTTTCCTATTGCTCTACGCATATTTTTATAGTCTTGGTTAACTATTTTTAAAGATGTTTCAGCACTTACAAGAATTGATAATGCATTAGTTGGATTGCTTCCGTTGCCTATGCTAGTTAGGTATCCGTTAATTTGCATTGTAGATAGGTAAGTTGTCTTACGCATTGTTTTTGCTGCGGCAGGATTTTTAAGTTTATCCTGTGCATCATCGCCTCCAGATACAAAATACATAAAATTGTATAAGTCAGTTCCGCTTGCTTTAAATGAATTATAGTTTGAATAACGTGTTGTACGACTAGCATAACTTTGCACTGATGATTTATACTTAGGGAACCTTCTTAGTAAATCAACAATTAACAAACTTAGATACAGTCGTTCGCAACAATCTGTATACGTGAGAACACGTAGATTGTTCCCGTCTCGGGTCATCCTTGCTTCGTGTATCTCTTGTATAAAATCCATTACTGGCCTTTTGCGAATGCTACTGCGTCTCTGTCTATGTCTGCGTCACTTGGTTCATTAAAGTCATCATCGTCGTTGTCTTTGTCGTCTAAGCCACTATCAGCATGATCTTTTTTAAGATCTGTATGTACATCGCCAATCTTATCTGCATAAGCCATTAGTTTCTTAATTACTTCTGCTGATACTCCTGTTTTTTTAACAAGTTCTTCTAAATTTGTTGCACCAAATAATGCTCCAAAGTTAGTAAGTTCGTTACCTACTTTTGACATTACGTTTGACAATGCATCATCTTTTGTAGTTGCAGCTGCATTCATAAGTGTTCTACCCAGGTTAGCAAGTTTGCGTTGTTCTGGTGAAAGACCGAAGTTATCGTTTACTTCGTTTAGTATATCGTTCATTTTCATTTTTTTGGTTCCTTATCGTTGTATTGATCTATTTGCTTTTGTAAAGCCTGCCCTTGGAACTAATTTAATATCGCCTTCAGGGTGTGCTAATACATATCCTTCTCCACCTGATGTGTGTGCATCTTGTGATACCGGTCCGTGACTGCCTATTTCAGCTGTAACATCTGCATCATGGCTATCAAATTGATCAATTATTTTATTCTTGATTGTCATTATACCTGTAACAATTTTCCACATAGCATCAAATGCCTGCTTGTATTGTCCTATGTATTCAGCTATCTTTTGTTGTTTCTTGCCGCTTTCTTTACTTGTTTTAATCCATTGTAAAAAGTCTGCACCAAGATTATCTAATCCAGTATCGACTTTACTGTTTAGGTATGTGTAAAATATTGTTGGTAAGTTCTTCATTTGCATTTGAGTTAGTGTGTTAACATCTAACATATTATCAATTGCTTGTGCGTTTCCTGCTACAACTGCTTTTAATTGGTTTATGTCTTCATCATCTATTTGTGCTGGCTTTGAAACTGTTACACTTGGGAATATCATTACCTCAAGTCCTTGCATTTTTAAATCTTGCGGTACTGGTGATTGATTACCTTGTTCATCTAGTAATCTATGCACAACTATTCCTGTTTTTGATTGTCCTATACGCTTACCTAGGTCGCTGTTAACATCTACTCTATACGTAACAATATTAGGAGTAAATGTATATTTGCCATCAATTACTTCAGGCGTGTTATAATATAACAAGTCGCCCATTAAGTAACCTCTAAAGTCTTTTGGAGTTGCTCTTTCGTATTGATTAAAGATTTGTTTCATATTATTTGCAAATGCTATACGTTTTGGATCTTCTTTGTTTGCTCCACCGCTTCTGTTAAGGAGGTGATTAGCAATTTCGTCACCGCTTGTTGCTCGTTCAACTCCGCCTTTTTTAACAAAGCCTGACTTGTCTGTAAGTATAAACTCTCCATTTTCATTGCGGCCAAAAACGAGGGCGGGAGATCCGTCCCATTTAACTGTGACATTAGTGTGTCCTCCTTGTTCCATTTGCTTTAATGATTCAAGAGCGCGAATGGCTCCTTTACTACCTTCTGTAAAAATTATGTCTTCTGCGTGATCAATACGAGCACCTTCGTTTAGTTGTATTGCACTTTCAAGAGATGCAATTAAATCTTCTGAAACTTTGAATTTTGTTTTACCTTTTCCACTATTGGATGCTGTTGCTGTAGTTCCGTCAGGCATTTTATAACTTGCTGACATACCTTTGCGTGTATCATGTTTAAGTTTTAGTTTATCTTTTGTGTAAGTTGCAGACATTCTTCCTTGCGATCCATCTTTGTTCAATGTATTGTCTGCATCTAGTTCAAGGTCGCCTACTTTAGTATTGACGCTTTGCTTGCCTGTTCTAGTGTTTGCACGAACAGTGGTGTTACCAACTTTCGCAACACGGTCATGTGGTCCATACTCTCTTACTTTTGTTTTAGGTTTAGGCGCAGCAATGCCTGGTACAGAGATAGGTTTTGATCGTTGCATAGGCTTAGACATATCGTTAAGAAACTTATTAACTTGATTTTCAAATCCGTTTTGTCTAAAAAACTCTGCTTCTCTATCTAGTTGAGCCTTTTGATCTTTCATACTTTTATCAAACGCTTGGCTAGTGACATTAAGCTCGCCTTGCATTGTATCCATAGTTGATTGATTCTTAAACTCTTGCCAAGTTACATATTGACTCATCCAGTCATTTAATCTTTTTTGAAGACGAGCATTAGTTTCAACTATTTTAAAATCGCTGTAACGCATTATGCAATACCTCTAATATCATCTAAGCCTTGTAGAGCAGCCTGTGCTCCTATCCCTGCTTTGTTATCTAGTACTCCAGCATAAGCACTGCGGCCATTTGTCTTTGGAATACCTGCCCAGGTACCTGCTAGTCTGTTTAGAAATTGTTCGTTACTCATTGATCCACTTAACCATCTATCTAATCCGTGATTTGCACGTAGATGAAAAATAGCTATCTCGTCTTGCAACTTAGGTGTAAATTTTTCTTTTGAAGTATCAAGTCCCATTTGTCTTGCAACACTTGATAATGTTTTTCTAATATATTGATAACGTCCGCTCGCACTTGATCCTGTAAATCTTCCACGTTCTCTTTGATCAGCAGCCAATTCATCAAGAGTCATGTTTAATATTTCAGGTCTACGTTTGCCTGGGTATACTGCATCATATCGTCCGCCTGACTCTGGTCCTGCAATAAGATCTAATACTTTTCCAATCTTACCTTGTGTTACACTGTCTTGTGATACTTTTCCTAACTCTGATCTTTTTGTAAGTGTTCTACTATCGTCAGCTGAACTTTTACCCGATCTTGATTTTCTTACTTGTGGTATTTGACCACTTGCAGCCATGCTGATGGTAGTCATTGTTTTTGTATCAACGTCTTGGTTGCCGCCTGGCAACTTATAATCTTTCTTAAATGCACCAACAGCTCTTGCTGTTCTCGGACCGTACTTGCCGTCAACTCCTGTTGACCCTACTGAATATCCTGCTGCATTTAATGCACTTTGTAATTCTTTGACAGCGTCCATATCTTCTGGCGGATATGGTGGACCCATTTGCAATACTGTGTCTCCGGTTGATATTTCTGAAAGTCTCATTAGCAAATCATCCTTGTGCTATTAAGAGTAAGTCCACTTAGTTGTTTGATTCTTTCTAGTTGCTTGTCTTCTAAAGTTTGTACAGCTTCAGGAAGTTTCTTACCTTCTTTTTCTAATTGGAATTCAAACTGTGCAACTAGTTCTTCATAGTTAGGTTCGTTTGCTCTTAGGAAAGCAATCATACTTTCAACTGTGTGAGTATCTTCTTCAGTAGCACCTTTACCTAATAATATTTCTGGGATACCTTTTGACCAATCATCACTTACAAGTTGGTCACCATTGTTTGGATCAACAATACCAAACTTAGGACTCATTTTATATCCACGTCCTCTTGCAAGACTTGCTAGTAACATTGCTCTCAATGCTCCGCCGTATTCTTCTGTGCCGCCACGCTTGGCTCCGCGTTGATAGTCTGGCTTCATTGAAAACATAAAGTCTGTTTGTACGTAGCCGTTGTTAGCATCACCTTTAATAGGAGTACGAAAATGTATTTGATCACCTGCTGAATGAATCCATCCGTCTTGCTTGGTGCGCCCTTTGTTCATTATGTCTGCATCAGCAATACCTTGGCTTTTGCACCAGGCGGTTAACTTGTTAATTAAATCCTGCTTAGAAACTTCATTCTCATCTGTATTGATATCTAAATCTCCTGAAGAATTAAGTTCAAACTTTCCACTAGGATGATTCTTTTTACCAGTTGTACCTAGTAGATCTTGTTCATCTATTTCAAATCCAATAACCTTTTCAAGCCATTTGATAGTAGGGTCAACATCAGGCGTTGCAATTCGCTGTGCAATTAGTTCTTTCTCCGGCTCTGTTTTAAATACATTGCCGCCTTCACTTAGTATCATTATTCTTTGCCTCGATTACTTTTGCAATGCCGCGTTTGAATTTACGAGGGTCACCACTTTTAATTGCATTAATAAATCTACGTTCAAGCTCGCCTGCTGTAGTATCATCGTATGTACTACTAATTCTGTTAATTAAATTAATGCTACTTTCAATTAAATTATTAGCTGTAGCTTCTATTAGACGATCATTACCATGATTGCGGCCTAATTCGTTTAATTCTTCTAATATGGATCTTGTACGTTTTTTCATTTTATCGCTCCGTATATGTATTTAGCGTTTCGATAAATATGATTGTAATACATGAAGGAGGGCATATGAGTATATCAACAATGAATTTCAATGAAAGATCCTTATTATTTGCAAAATTGTCTAGTATTGCTTATAGTAACATCAAAGAAGCAAAAAGTCAAGTAAAGAAATTAGGATTTACAACTGTAGAATTCTACGAAAAGGACGGAGCACAAGCATACCGTTTTATGAACAAAGAAGATCTAGTTATTGCATGTCGCGGAACTGAGCCAACAGAGTTCAATGACATTAGCGCAGATCTAAAAGCAATACCAGTAATGGCAGAAACAATATCAAGAGTGCATCAAGGTTTTAAAGCAGAAGTAGACGAACTATGGCCTGCTATTACGGAAGACATTAACCGTAAAGCAAACTTAGGCAAGACACTATGGTTCTGTGGACACTCACTAGGAGCGGCAATGGCAACTATAATGGCAAGCCGTTGTTTACATGATGTAGAACTTAACGATCCTGTTGAGCTTTACACATTTGGTTCGCCACGTGTAGGTTGGAGAGGATATGTTAAGAGTTTAGGTGTAACACATCACCGTTGGAAGAACAACAATGACATCGTCACTACTGTTCCTCTTTGGGCAATGGGTTACGTACATCACGGTACAGAACATTATCTTAATGCATACGGAAACTATAGAAAACCTACGGGTTGGCAGTTGTTCAAAGACAAGTGGCGTGGTATATGGATGGGACTAAAGCAAGGTAAGATAGATAGCTTTGGTGATCATTCAATGACTGAGTACATAAAACACATTACACGAATAGAGAGCTAACACTTTCTTCGTTTGTAACACGTCTAATAGCTTCACCAAACAAAGGCGCGACACTAACCTGTCGTGTCTTTTTACAATTCTTAGGACAGCGATTAGGAATAGTATCAGTAACTACTAATTCATCTAGTACTGACTTCTCAACCTTTTGACATGCTTCGTTACTTAATACTCCGTGTGTAATATAAGCACGAACACTACTAGCACCTGCATCCA